GAAAAATCCAAAGTATAGTTTCATGTTATGTATGTCATTTGCTATAATGGTTATTAGACCAAATAGTGGACATATAATATGGTTTACTAATGGTCAGCTTATTAAAGCTAAAGTTTGGAAAGATTATGTTAAAAAGTTAAAAGCTAAAAAAGAGTTTAATAATACTGATGTTGCTGTATTTGTTAATGATTTTAAAAGGAAAGCTCCTTATAAAACAGCATTAAGTAAAACGGAAGCATGCTTTTTAGCTTTAGTTAAGGAATGTAATGAATTAGAAAAGAAATCAAAGGTAAAAGAAAAAGTATGACAGATTTATTCAGAAGAAAAATATTTATTGTAGGTGCTGCAGGCTATTATGCTAACTGGATGGAAGGTGTAGTAGTTGGTAAAATGGAAGATGCTGATTTAGTAGTATTTACTGGAGGAGAGGATGTAGATCCTTCACTTTATGGGCAACCTGAACATCCTACTACATATAGTAATCTTGACAGAGATTTATATGAGAAAGGAGAGTTTGTAAAAGCTCAAGAATTAAATAAGCCATGTTTAGGTATATGTAGAGGTTCTCAATTCTTATGTGTTATGGCAGGAGGTCATTTGGTTCAAAACCAACCTAATCCTAGTCATGTACATAAAATTAAAACTTTTACAGGAGATGAACTATTAATTACATCTACACATCATCAAGCTGCATATCCATATAATTTAGATCCTTCTGAGTATAAAATCTTAGGATGGACTGATGGAATGTTAGCATATCATAAAAATGGTGCTGATAAGGAGTTAAATCCTGAAAAAGAATGTGAAATTGTTTATTATCCTAATATTAGAGCACTAGGTATCCAAGGTCATCCTGAAATGATGTCTATGGATTCACCTACTGTTGAATACCTTAGAAAATTGTTGAGTACATTTTTAAATGGGACCTTATAAAGAAAGAGAACAAAAGGTAATAGGTAAAAGTTATAATTTTAATGGTAATGAGTTCTGGCACAAAGATAATTCTATTACATTAATAGCAGAACACTATCTTAACTTAATAAAGACAAGAATAATTGAATTAGATCCTTCTTTAAAAAACTGTAAATTTTATGTTAAAACAGATTTTAGAAAAGTAAAACCACTATACAGTAAATGTAATTTTAATGTTTCTATGTGGTTTGAAAGTGCAGTAGGAGAACAATATATTATTGGTTTTAGTATGGAAGAAAGTGGGAATTGTTGTGGTTCAGTAATGGTATATGATATGGAATTAGAAGTTGCTAGATGGCAACAGCAAGGATTAGGTAAGATTATGTTACATATGGCTTATGATTGTGCTGTAGCAAATACTGCTTCTAATATGTTATGTATCAATGTTGAAGGTAGAAACTTCAATAAAGCATTATTACAATTTGGATTTAAACCTATACACAAATTCCATAATGATAATTCTAGACATAATTGTGAATTATTTTCTATGGATGTATTACCATTTGAAGGATATGATTTAAGAGAGATCAAAATAAATAAATAAATGATTAAAAAAAGAAAGATCAAAATTAAGATCGATAGTTTAACAATTGGATGTGATCCTGAAATGTTCTTACGTGATACAAAAACAGGTTTGTTTGTGTCAGGTATAGGGCTAATAGGAGGTTCTAAAGAGCATCCCTTACCAATTACAAAAGATGGTCATTGTATACAAGAAGACAACGTTAGTGTGGAATTTAATATTCCTCCATCAAAAAACGCTGATGAACTTGTTAAACATATCCAGTTTGTTAAAGATTATATTAGTGATACTATTGCAAAACCTAAAGGTTTAGAGTTAGCAGTAGTACCAAGTGCATTATTCAGTAATGATCAATTAGATAATGAGAAAGCTCAAACTTTTGGTTGTGATCCTGATTTTAATGCATGGACTATGTGTACTAATGATGTAAATAGAGAAAATGTTGATCCTGCTTTAAGAGTAGCTGGTGGGCATATTCACGTAGGTTATGAAAATCCTACTGATGATATCTCTATGGAATTAATTAAAGCTATGGATTTATTCTTAGCAGTTCCAGCAGTATTAGTGGATACAGATAAAAGAAGAAGACAATTATATGGTAAAGCTGGCGCTTTCAGATTCAAGAAATTTGGAGTAGAACACAGAACTTTATCAAACTTCTGGATAGAGAATCCACAATTAATTAGATGGGTTTATAATAATTTATTAGCAGCTGTAGAGTTTGTTAATACTGGATATTCAATTTTAAATCCTGATGATATTGTAAATTGTATTAATAATTGTGATAAAGAATTAGCACTTAAAATTATTGATGATTATAGAGTAGAAGTACCTATTTTCAAAAATGAAGTTGCTAGTTTATCTTAATATTCAGAAATTATTATACAATTATTAAAACAATTATCATAAATGTGTGGATTAACAGGATTTTCTGGAAAGAAGAAATTCAATAAAGATAAAGTTAAATCATTAATGTTGTGGAATTCACTAGAAAGAGGTAAAGACTCTACTGGTATTTATACACCACTTAATGGTTTATTAAAAGAAGCAGATGAAGCTTACAAATTTTTAATAAAAACAAAATTTGAAGAAGATAGACTGTTTATAGGGCACGTTAGAGCTAGTACTGTAGGAGCTAAAAGTAAAGAAAATGCTCATCCTTTTATGGAAGAGAATATTATTCTTGCTCATAATGGTACTTTAACAAATCATTGGGCTTTATGTCATAAATATAAGCTAAGTATGCAAGACTATAATGTTGATAGTCATGTTATTGCTGCTATTTTAGGTAAAGAAAAGAATTTCAATGTTATTAAGGAAATTGATGGTGCAGCTGCATTTTTAATAACTAATAAACAACAACCTGAAGTTCTTTATGTATTTAGAAATGACAAAAGACCATTATTTAGAGGTGTAATTGATAAAGATATGTATATATCTTCTATTAAGGAATCTTTAGAATATATAGGTTGTGATAATGTTCAAGAGTTTAAAGAGGATACATTATACACTATTAAAAGTGGTGTTATTGTTAGTAGTAACAAAATTAAAAATGTTCCTCATACTTATGCTAGTGTTAATAATGCAGGTTTAGGTTCTCATAGAAATAATAATCTAAATGATCGTATTTATACATCAGATCTAAATAAATTATGGTTAAAGTCTAACAGAACCGTATGGGCAATGTTTTCTAAGCCATTACAAATTACTTCAGGAGAATGGTATTTTTCAGAGAATACTAATTATCAAGATTCAACTCTTCAAATTAAAGATAATAGAGGAGAACTTGTATGGGTTCCTAAATATTGTTTTGATGTTGAAGATTCAGTAATTAAAAGAGGTTGTTATGTAGAAGTAATTAGTAACTTAGTTAAAACTACTGATGAAAAATATTCTATTTTTGATAAAGGAGATATTGTAGCTGTGGAAGCTTATTATCAATCTTATAATTCAGTATTGATTAAAAGTACTAAGGACGACTATGAATATACTGTAGATACTAAATTTGTTAGAAGGCTTACAAGAATTGAAGAAGATAATTATATTGCTTCTCAATTATTAGAAGAATCTGCTAATACAAATAATGATAATTTAACTGAAGATCAAATTCAGAAAGAGAATCTTCCTACATTATTTCCTTTTACTGAGACAGAAGGTATGGGTATAGAGTTCCAAGATAAAAACAGATTGGAAGGACCTATAAACCATAAATTAAGTCTTGAAGAAGAAGATATAGAAGAGGAAGATACTGAAGAAGATATTGATGATGAAGATTATTATGATGTAGGAGTAAATTCTACTGAGGTATGTATAGCTTTTGCTGAACTTGACGAAGTTAGTGAGAAATTAATGGAATTTGGAAATAAGCATGTAGTAGCTGATAAAATTAATGATTTTATGGTACTCATTCATATGTTACAAAGCCAAATAATTACTTGCCAAGATAAATTTTGTTTTGAAGAAGAAGTAGAAGGTGAAGTACATGGTGCAGATAATTCTGAAGAATCAGAAGAAGAAGCAGGAGTAGTAACTTGTGGCTAGTATTAAACAATAAAATAAATGCCAATTAGAGGAAGAAGAAATAGAGAAGAAGCTCTAAGAAGACAAAGAGAAGAAAATAGGCTATTAGCAGCTGAAAGAGCTCAGAGGATTTTAGATAGAGCTAGAAATGCAGAAAGAATCAGAAACGAAGTGCAAGGAATTGACCAAGGTCAAGATATTGCAAGACGATTATGGGGACTAGATGTTAATGATCGTATAGTTAATAATGAAGGTATATTAAACCAGATAGAACAAGCAGAAGATGGTGAAGAAATTATTATACCTGTACCATTAGAAGCAAATGATCGTCCTTATTTTAATGGTGGGAATCGTGTTTTTGAAGATAAAAATCCTTATGAGGAAATAGTGGAAGATATTAGTAATCCAGAAAAAGAGATAAAACTCTATAGAAATGGACAAATAGCTAAAATAAAAGATTGTGTAAGAACAGTATGTGGTAAATGGTTTTTAAAAAGTGATAAAGCTGTAGTAAGAGATTACTTTACAGATGATTACTTATATATAGATTATGCTATACCTATTGCTACACAATTTGGTGAAGATGGATTACCAGATACAAAAATAGAAGCTTTTACTTATGATAATAAGATTGCTGATAAATGTATCTATATTCATTTCAAAAAAGGTAATAATATTACTACAATGTGGGCTGATGTAACTCGTATACCAACAAAATTTTATGTTGAGTCTATGATTAATGCAGAATTTTATCACTTAAGTTTCCTTCCTAACAAGGATTTAAAATATCCTAAATATAGAAAGGTAAACGCTATTAAAAAAAGCAATAAACTAAACGGAGAGCTATCATTAGCTGAACAATATAAGTATGGTATTAAAACACCTACTTATAATAGAACTGAAGGAAAACGTTATAGTTTTGGTGTAGAATTAGAAACTATCAGAGGATTTTTACCTAAATATCTCGATAAAGACTTAAATTATGAAGCAGTTCATGATGGTTCTTTAAGAGAGGGTGATAATGATGTGATGGGAGCAGAATATGTTACAGGTGTACTTGTAGGAGATACTGGACTTCAACAACTTAAGAGATTAACTAATGAGTTGACAAGAAGATGTAAGTTAGATAAGAAATGCGGTATGCATCTTCATTTAGCTAACTTTGATTTATCTAAACAATCTATAGTTTTACTATATAAATTGTTAATGATGGTAGAGAATGAGATGTTTAGCATCTTACCACCTACTAGAAGAAATAATGAGTATTGTAGAAACTTAAAAAAGATTAAATTAGATTTTACTAAAGAATCTTTTACAAGTTCTGAATACAAGATTTTAATTGATAAATACTATGCTGATATATTAACTTTTGTATCAGGTGGTAAATCTTTAAGTAATCAAGTAAACAGAAAGAAAGAACATCCTTTAGGTCATAAATGTGGTTATAATCATGCTTCAGCAAGGTATTGCTGGGTTAATTTAGTACCTACATTATTTGATACTAGAGGTAATGGAGTCTATACTGTTGAATTTAGAAGTCACTCAGGAACTACCTCTTATGAGAAAATTAAAATGTGGTTATTAATATGTATGGGTTTATTATGGTTTGTAGAAAACTGTAGTAAAGACATTGCATTAATGAACCAAATATCTTTATCTGAAATTATGCTTAGAGCATATCCAAAATATGGTGAAAAGATCAACGGGTACATTAGAACTAGACAGGAGAAGTTTAATACTTCTAATCCTATACTAGATTTAAAAAACGAAGAACTTGACTATGAAGAGGAAGTTAAAGATAGTAGTCTAAATATTAAAAGTTTATAAAATGTGTCTTATATCATATTGCCCAGAAGGCACAGATAAAAATAGTAATGAAGTACATGAATTCATTAGAACTGGTATGCTAACGCAGAGAGATGGTAGTGGATTCATGTATAAAAAGAAAGGAGAACATCTTGTTTTTATTAGCAAAGGTTATAGAAACATAGATGCTTTAATAGGTGACATTAAAAGATGTAACTTAGAAAAAGACGATATTCTTGCTATTCATCACAGAACATCCACAAGTGGAAAAACAGATGAGTTTAATACCCACCCATTTGTAGTATCAAAGAATCATGACGAGGTTATTACTTTAGAAGATAAAGTAGATAAACCAGTATTTATGCATAATGGGATTTTCACTCTTGAAAAATATGAAAAAATGAATTTGGATTTTTCAGATACTTACGCTTTTGTAAGATATATCATGACTAATCCTGATATCATGAATTTATATAGAAATAGCCCTGAAATGTTTCAATACGCTTTATCAGCAATTGTAAGAAATTCAAGAACTCTTACATTTTTTCCTGATAGAGTACCTGTTATGACAGGTTCTTTTACAGAACATAATGGATACTACCACTCTAATGACTGTTTCAGAAATGCAAATAGTAGAGATAGAGGTGGATCGGGGTCAACAGTTGGGAAGAATACTACTCCTCTTGGTGGAGGTTTAGGAACTAATGTCTCAGATCCCAACTTACCAACACTAAGTTTAGTTAGTGGTTTAAAATATAAACCAGCAGCTAGGCTATGTGGAGACGATATTGAAATTACTGAAGAAAATTGTGACCATTTCTATTATGTAAAAAAAGCAGATCCAACAGCAGCTAGAATATGGGAATTTCATTCAGATAGTTACAATGAATTTAAAGGTGGTATTATGGAACTATTACATTTAACAAATGGTAGTTTTAAAAGTTATGCTATTACAGTAGGTAAAACTGAATTTTATAGTACTTATTTCTTTTATCCAAAACCGATTTATGGTAAAATATACAAAGATTATCTTGTATTACTAAGATCTTTTGAAGTACCAGGAAAAAGAGCTATGAAGAAGATGTTAGACTTATTAAGAAGAAACAAAGTTAGAAGCTTAAACGATACTTTAAACTTTAAAAAAGCTAAAAGATCATTTAATAAAATAGCTTTGTATTATTTTTATAAAAGGTATAGAGATGGCTTATTTGTAGATCCAGAAGATTTAAAATTTAAGTTAGAAATACCAGCAAATGCTTATATAGATAAAGACTTAGCACCAGCAGACTAATGGAACAAAAAATAGTGGCAAAAAAAGGAGTAGGAATAGATGAATTACATTTATATCTGACAATGTTGAAGGATCATAAGTTAATCACTAATACTACTCCTCATGCTGAAATGGCTAGATTAGTCTATACTAATTTTGGCGCTATAGTAAGTAAAAAAAGTCTACAGAATTATTTTAATCCTACTGTAGATGAAGAAGAACTAGATTTAGTTCTTGCTTACAGGAACTTAGGATATGAAATGTAATGAAAGAAGAGTTTAATGTAAGCCTTAAGACTTTGTTTGAGAAACAACTTAGTTTTGAGGCTTACTTTATAATTTGGTGCTTATACAATAAGCAAAAGCAACAATTAATTGAATATGTATCAACCTGTAGATTAATACCAACTGAAGAGTTTGAAAAACTATCAGAAAAGGGTTTAATATCTATAAACAGGAATAATATCATAGATAACAACATTACTTATGAATCTTTAAGTTTAACTAAGAATGGTAAGAATGTCTTTGAAATAGATAATTTTGATATTTTATTTAATGAATTTAGAAAAGCTTATCCCTCATTTGTTAAGGATAGGTTTAGCAGAAGACCTTTACATGTAGATCTAAAACGATGTAAAAATCTCTATAAGAAGATTATCAATGATAGTATAGAAACACATAATCTACTTTGTAGATGTGCTATGCTATATCATGAAGAAAAGAAAAGATCGGGTTCAGAAATGTACATGCAAAATCTTGCTACTTGGTTACACCAAGAAAACTATCTACCTTACATGGAGGAAGCTAGTAAAAACCAGATTATTGAGCAGAAGGAAGGAGGTAATACTCTAGATGATATCTAGTAGACGATTACTTGACAGAATTGAAAAAGGAAGATTAGGACTAAATAAAGGACTTCCACATGGGTTTGACAGATTGACAGAATTTATACCAAATACTCAACAATCTACATATTATGTAGTTGGAGGAGAATTAGGTTCTGGTAAATCAGCACTAACTAATAATATGTTTGTGTACAATCCAGTAGATTGGTATATTGCTAATAAGCATAATACTGACATTAAATTAAGTATCAAATATTATTCTTTTGAAATACCAAAGGATGATATGGGATTAAAAGCACTTGCTAGGAAAATATATCTAGAATATGGTGTGTTATTAGATATTAACTATATATTATCAAGAGGTAAGAATAGAGTGTCTGAAGAGCATTATAAGCTAGTTAGAGATAATCTTAGCTATATAGATGAGGTAAACTCTATTGTTGATATTCAAGACCTACCAAAGAATCCTACAGGGATATGGTATGACATGCTAGGGCATGCAATGAAAAATGGTAAAGGTCTGAAAGAGAACAAAGATCAGTATGGTAACAAAACTTATGAATTTGAAAATGAGTATGTACCAAATGATCCTAATCTATATACATTAATGATTGTTGACCACGTAGGTTTAGCCAAAAAAGAAAGAGAGTTCAATAAGAAAGAAGTGATTGACAAGTTGTCAGAATACATGATTATCTTAAGAAACAAATGTGGCTTTTCACCAGTAGTAGTACAACAGTTAAATAGATCTATATCTTCATCAGACAGATTTAAATTAGACAGGGTAGAACCTCAACTATCTGACTTTAAAGAATCTGGATGTACACAGGAGGATGCAAATGTGGTTATGGCTTTATTCTCTCCTCAGAGATATGAGCTTGAGAAGTATAGAAACTATGATGTAAGAAGACTTAAAAATAGATTCAGAAGCTTATCTATATTGAAAAATAGAGATGGAGATGCTGATAAAGTAATAGGTCTTAAATTTATAGGAGAAGTAGGTTATTTTGAAGAATTACCTAAAGCTGATGAGATGACTGAAAATATATATGGGTCTATCACAGGAATTAAAAAATCATATATAGAATAAAATAGGAGGATAAGTGGCGCAAGGTTGTTTGCTGATAGGAGAAAGTGGTACAGGTAAAACTACATCACTAGAATTATTAGATCCTAAAAGCACCTTCATAATCAATGTGAAGAATAAACCATTACCTTTTAGGGGATGGAAAGAACACTATACACAATTCTCAAAAGATAATCCTAACGGAAACTATCTTAGTGTAGATGATGCTGGCTCAATTGCTAAAACAATGAGTTATGTATCTGAGAAAATGCCTCATGTAAAGACTATCATCATAGATGATTTTCAATACATGTCTGCTAATGAATATATGAATAGAGCTAAAGAAATTGGCTTTCAAAAATTCACAGATATGGGCAAAAATTTGTATGATATTGCTAATCTTCATACAAAATTAAGAGATGATTTATCAGTAATTTATGTTAATCATCCTGAAGATACTATAGATGCATTTGGTGATAAGAAAACCAAAGCAAAAACTGTAGGTAAATTAGTGGATAATGTGGTAACTCTTGAAGGTTTATTTACTGTAGTATTATATACTAAAGTAAGAAAAGGTAAAGATGGAATGGAATATGTATTTATGACTCAAAATGATGGGTCTAATACATGCAAATCACCTAAAGGTATGTTTGAAAAAAGCGAAATACCTAATGATTTGAACTACGTTGTTGAAAGAATGAATGAATATTATAATTAAGAGAGAAAGAAGAGAAGGGAAGAATATGAGTTTTGATTTAAAAGAAGCAAGTGAAAAAGTATCTGGTCCAGTTTATCAAAGACCAGGAATTAGTGAGAATGTTAAGATTTCTAAAGCGTATTTAGATAAGACTTTAACTAATCAAGTATCGTATTTACAGTTAGAAACTGTAGGTGCAAATGGTGAGATTGGTAAGTCATCAAGAATGTTCTTAAGTACAGATAAGAAAGAAGGTAAAAAGAGTTCTGCATGGGCTGTAACAGCAAGAAACTTAACTGATTTAATTATGGCTACACATAACGTATCTGAAGAGGAAGCTCAAGATATGATTAAAGTAGACAATACTGAACAGTTAGTAACCAAAGTATCTGCTATTTTAGTAGGTAGAGTATTTAGAGCTAAATTCAAAGGTGTTGAAACTGCAAAAGGAGCATTAATTGCTGAATTAGCAGGAGTAGAATCTATGAAGGTTGATGCATCTGAAACAAAATTGAGATATGACGCCAACAGAGATGTTGTTAAATTCCAAGGTCAAAGACCAATGGAAGCTGTCCCTCAAGCTGGTAATTCAGATTTGCCGTTCTAATAAATAAAATAAGGTATGGGGAGCTAGTAACTCTCCATACTTTCTTATAAGAATAGATGTTTGATTTAAAAGAAGCGTATAAGGATATTACAATAGATGAAATTTTATCTAATGTATCTGAATATAATCTTTGGAAACATTACTGCAAAAATTTTGATGATTTAGATAAATCTTTTTTATCAGAATTATATGAAGACTCAAGACCTTCATGTAGAATATTTATTTCAGCTGATAACACTATTCTATATAAGGATTTTGGGACAGGTGAATGTCACAATTGGTGCACTTATATACAAGCTAAGTATAATTGTACATTTAAGGAAGCATTAGATATAGTAGCAAATGATTTTAGTTTAAGAAAAAAGAAGCCAGATATTAAACCTAATATTATTATAGGTAAACTGGAAGAGCCAAAAAGAGCTAAGAAAAAATCATTTATTGATATTATATCGCAACCTTATACATTAACGGATTATGATTATTGGAAACAATATCATATACCATTAGAATTGCTTGAAGAATATAACGTTTTTAGTGCTAAACACGTTTATTTACATAGAGGAGACAAAGTAACTATATTTAATTATAATAAATCTAATCCTGTCTATGCATATAGATTTAATGGAGCAGATTCTTATAGTTATAAGATTTATTTTCCTTATGCTAATAAACAGTATAAATGGTTATTTAGTGGTGGAAGTGCTGATGATATAGAAGGTTTAGACCAACTACCATTACATGGAGAAACACTAATACTCACTAAATCGCTAAAGGATTGCATGTGCTATAAATTAATAGGTTATCCAGCTATATCTTTGCAAGGAGAAGCTAACAGACTCCCAAATGAGCTAGTTGTAAAGCTCTTAAGAAGATTCACAAAGATAATAATTAATTATGATAATGATGAACAGGGTATTAAATCTACTGAAAGATTAAAAGAACAATATAGGTTCGATCATTTCTATATAGATACAGCAAAAGACCTAAGTGATTATATTAAAGAGAATAATTTAGATAGAGCTAAAGAACTTATACATAATAAAATAAATGATAAAACAAAAGATTAATATATCATTTGAAGTTACTGACAATTGGGTTAAAGGAGAATTTAGAGAGCTTATAAAAGAGCTTTTAAAATATCCTGAACGATATAATGTATATATCATCTCTAATGATGATAGTAGTGCTTATATTCAAAGTGTAGCTAATGCTTTAAGAGTATCAGCTCCAGATTGGAATATAAACAATGACCATACTATAATTGTTGGTTTCACACCTGATAAAATAACTGCTATCAATCAATATAAAATAGATATTCATTTAGAGAATCTATTATATGTATCTACACAGATTGAAGAAGAAACAGAAGCATATAGTGTGTATGTTAACGAATTACCTAATAAGTATGATGTTAAGCCTGCATATGTAGTGGAGTTGGAGAGAGTGGTTGAAAACATATTAAATGGTTAAATACAAAAAGAAGAGTAACAAGAAGATAAATAAAAAGGTTAGAAATGCTGCACCATTAATGTATGATGGTATAGAATTTAAATCAAAGCTAGAGCTATTTACCTATCAAAAGTTATTAGAGGCTGATATTAAGGACTTTAAATTCGAGAGTGAGAAATTCACTATATTAGAAGGATTTGAGTACAATATGACATCTTTTGAAGCTTATGAAAGGTCTATAGAAGGTAATAAACAAAAATTGTTTGGGGAAACAGCTAAAGCTATTAGACCTATTACATATCTACCTGATTTTACATCTATTAGAGATGATAAAACAGGATGGATAATTGAATGTAAAGGATTCCCAAATGATGCTTTTCCACTAAAATGGAAAATGTTTAAAGACTACCTAGTTAAAAAAGGTTATAATATAACACTATACAAACCTAATAATCAACAAACTGTAATTAAAACTATAGAATTAATTAAAAAAACTTACTATGGAAAAACTCAAGAATAACATTGGACCAGCATTAGTGATTATTGCTGCTCTTATAGGATTAGCAGTGGTAATTAACGACTTCTCAAGTCCTAGTGAAAGTTTAGAACAGCATAAAGAATATGGTTTACCAAATCCTCATGTGGGTTCTGATACTATTTATCTTGATGGCTTTTCAGAGGAAAACTTGATTAGAAAAATTAACAGAGAAGGTATATTATATACTAATATAGTTATGGCTCAAGCCAAACTAGAGACTGGTAATTTTAAATCGCAAGTTTTTAAAGAAAATAATAATTTATTTGGATTTGTAGGTAAAAAAGGTTATATTAAATATAATAACTGGCAAGAAAGTGTAGAAGATTATGCAGAATGGCAGCGAAAATACTATAAATCAGGAGATTACTATAATTTCTTAGAAAGAATAGGTTACGCTGAAGATAGCACCTACACAGAGAAGTTGAGGAGAATGGATTAATGGACAAATTATATGATTATTTCTTACATCATAACCATTATACAGGGTATTGGAATGCAGTCAAAAGAGACGTAGCTAACCAATACTTAAATGGTACATTAAAAGATGGAGAAGTATTAAAGTCAAAAAATGTTAATGATTTAATTAAATTTATAACATTAACCAAAAAGAAGTAATTGGAATATGGGACATAGATTTTGTCCCTTTTTACGTATGTCATAATAAGACGATAAAAGGCATAAAGGAGAAAAAATCATTAGACGAATGTATACACATTACTGATGATATAATAAAGAATGTTAGTAGGGCAATTAATACAAACAAATTTGTAGGTTGTCTTACAGTAGGAAAATGTTTTAGGTATAAAATATATCCAGAATATAAAGGAAACAGAAAATATGCTTTTGATTTAGAGTATAAAGAGCTTATGTTTAAGATTAGAGATTATCTAATGCAAGAATATAAGTGTAATTATGTTAGAGATGAATTAGAAGCTGACGATTTAGTAGTAATATATAAAAATATGTTACAAGCTGAATACAATCCAGTTATAATATCTCCTGATAAGGATATATTAAATTTGGAAGGTAGACATTATAATCCTAAGTTAAATAAATGGGTTATAACAAGTAAAGAAACTGCTAATAGATATTTTTGGGAAAGTATGCTAGTAGGTGATTCTGCAGACAACATTAAAGGTTGTAAGGGAATAGGACCAGCTAATGCTAACAAAATACTAGAACTATCTACTGATTATAGATCCACAGTATTAAATAAATATTGTGAAATCTATAGTGAACATATAGGTATTAATGAATTTTACAAAAACTATAACTGTTTACGTATGGAAGAATATTATCCACACATACAGATACCAGAATTTGTAGAGTTAGGAAAGGAATTAAGTGAGCCAAAGGAAGAGCCATCTGATACGACAGGGGCATAATAGAAAAGACGGTAGTATTAAACATACTCTAACCAGTACATTTTTATTACCCACAGTTGGTGTTAATCTGAACAATTTTGGTAGATCATTTACAAATGCTTATATAAGCGAAGAAAATGGTATATCTATTTATGTAGTGTGTAATAATAAT